AACGGGATTGAACGCCGCTCTAGTTCCGCTCTATCGCGGCCCGTCGCTGTCGGGAACGCAATACGGGAACGCGACCGACACTAATGTGGGGCCGTTTGTTAGTGGGGACTACGCGGAGTCAAACGGTTTGGATGGCGACGGCGTTGGCAAGTACCTCAACACGGGATTGTCGCCCGACAACATGGGCGTTCCGCAGACTGTGCATCTCGCCGCGTTCAAGGGAGCCGGTACATGGAATGCGACGCGAGAGTTCATGGGGAGTCGCGATGCCGATGATTTCTATACGATGCAGTGCCGTTATCCGGCATCGACAATCCCGTCGATGAGCGTCCTTGTTGGAGGTGCCGTCTCGTCAATCAACGACACCCCAATATCGACCGCTGCTTCGTTTCTGATAGGCACGCGAGCCTCATCGTCAGAGTTGTATCTGTGGCAAAACGGCACAAAGATTGCCACTGGATCTACCGCCGCCACAACTTCGGGAGCTAACTCGAATCCCTACATGGTATTTACGCGGAACGTGTCGGGGACTGCTGGCGCAAATCCATGGGAACACGCAATGCGTGCGTACTCCATTGGTCTCGGACTCAATGACTCACAGGCCGTTGCGTACAACGCCGCCATGCAAGCATTCCAAACCGCGCTCGGGAGGAATGTCTGATGATCCTCTCCGAGATCAGCCTCCCCGTTCTGTACGCCGACTGTAAAAGCCTCGCCCTCGTCTATCCATACGAGGTCGCCGCCGTCTGGTACACGATCCAAGAGCAGCACGGCGACCCGCGGCACATCGGCGTCGGGCGGCAACTCACCGACGGGCGGTGGATGATGACGGGCGACGTTCTTAGCGAAATATGCGACGGCGGTATTCTCGCGTGGGCTTCGGAGCACCTGACGCCAGAGATCACGGCGCAGATTGAGGTTGTGCCACTCGGTGAGGTGATGTCGCTACTACCACCGGCCGAGGCGGCGACCCTGTGACGCAACGCGTCGAACGCTGGCGGCCGCCATGTATGCGTCGCACAACCGCGACGAAGGAGGTCGCCCACTATCGGACCGCCGACTGGAAGGCTCGCCGTCTGCGGATCCTGCGGAGGGACGCGTTCGTGTGTCGTGCCTGCGGTCGCGTGGTCTACGGCCAGGCCGCACACGTCGACCACATCGTCCCCCTCGAAGAAGGCGGGACAGACGACGACGCGAACCTACAGACGCTGTGCCAGTCATGCCACGGCACGAAGACGCGGGAAGAGCAGCGGAGGCGAGGCAGGCTGTGATCCATATCGTGACCGGCCACATCTGCTCGGGGAAGACGACGTTCGTCCGCGAGCACGCGAGACGCGGTGACGTGATTATCGACATGGACCTCCTCGCCCACGCCATGACGACCGACGACATCGCGGACCACGACTACCCCGAACACGTCGGCGAGATCGCGAGGGCCGCTCGCTGGCACGCGATCGACGCCGCGGTCCGGCTTCACTCCTCGGGGACGTTCGACGTGTGGATCGTCCACGCGTATCCCGAGACACGCGACTACGTCACCTATCGACGCATGTCGGCCACATGGCACGAGATCGAGGCGGAGCATGGCACGCTCCGTGATCGGGCCTCACGCGAGCGCCCAGAGCGGTTCCGTCGCGTCCTGGAGGCCCGCCTGTCGTCTGGTGTGCCGTGATTTTGTGCCGTTGATTCGGAGGATGGATCGGGCACGCTCCGTGCATGGATGGCACGGAAGCCACTATCGCGCGGGTCGGAACGTGCAGGAACTGCGGCGTCGCTGTCGCATCGCGAGGGTTGCGTGGGAGAGTTCCTTCGATCTGCCTCGCGTGCAAGAAGGCGAAGAACAGAGAGAAGGCGAGGGCCGCTGTCTACGACATCGAATGCCGTGGATGTCAGAAAGTTTTCGTTTCGGTCGGGAGCCCGTCTCGGAAACTATGCGATGCCTGCCTGAGTGTTTATCGGAAGGCAGAAATGATGACGTGTGTCATCTGTGGCAATGTCCGTAAGCGATCGGCGGCAGGAGGAAATCATGCGGGCCTGTGCTGCTCGAAGAAGTGCGGCGGAGTGCTGTTGTCGAGAAGGGCAAAAGAACGCGCGAGACTCACGGAAAAAGGCCTTCGATCGCTTCTCATTTATGTGAAAAGGCTGATCGAGAAAGAGCGGAACGATCGGTCTAGGTCATTGAAGTCGCTGGTCGTTCTGTGTGCGAGGCTTGTGGCGAACGAGAAGCGAAACTGTTTTCGTTGTGGAGGATCGCTACAAGATCCACATGGTAGGGATAGATTCTGCTCGGAAGAGTGCAGGTCATCTAGGCAACGATCGCTCGCGAGAAAAAGAAGGAAACCAGGAAATCGCAAACACCAAAAGCGGGCCGCGTTGCGTGGGCTGCCGCGGAGCTACTCGAAGGCAATGATTATTAAGGCCGTTGGAGATCGTGATGGATGGATCTGCCAACTTTGTCGCGAGGTCATCGAAGACAATAAGTCAAGGGAAGGCCCTCGCGCTCCGTGCATCGATCACATCGTTCCTCTCAACCACAGAGCGAACAACAGGCACGGCCACACGCCAGAGAATGTTCAGATCGCCCACCGATCATGCAACGAGGCGAAGGGGTGCTCCGTCGCGTGCATGTCGCTAGTTGAGTGCGACAATCCTCGCGAGTGGCTGAAGATCGCTTGTGTCGATCAAACCCCTCCAGGTGGGGGTCTGGGTGAGGGTCTTTTGGGGCTGAAAACCCCACGAGCCCTGTGTGATGATTTCTGAGCGCCTTTTTCAAAACGGAGACGACCCATGGGCCGCCGCGGCCGACACCCCGACCCAAACTCAAAGCGAACCCAGGCCGCTATCGCACAAGCCGCCCGCGTCGGAGCGATAACGGCAACTGCTACTCCGGCCCCTGCCTCGTCGGCCCCGCGCAAGGTCTCGCCGCCGGCATCCGTCGCCGGCCGGCCTGCTGCCGCCAGGTTCTGGAAGGCCCACGCGGAGGACCTCGAGGCCGACGGCCGGCTGACCTCCGACCGGGCCGAGACCTTCGGCCTGCTCGCCCACCTCTTCGCGGATGCCGAGCAGCTCGCGGAACAGATCGCCGCGGAGGGATGGATCACCGCGACCGACAAGGGCCAGGCCGTGTCGCCAGTGGCCCGCCTGCTCCGTGACTCGCGCCGCGATTACGTCATGCTAGCCCGCGAGTTCGGCCTGACTGCGGCGGCGGCAGGAAGGATCCCGCAGGAGGTATCGCATGGCGAAGCGGAAGAAGACGACCCCGAAGCCGCGATCCTCGCGAAGCTCTCCGTCCGCGGGTAAGCCGCTCGACCCGAAGAAGCGGCCGGAGTATCTGCCAGGCTACAAGTGGGACGAGGACGCGGCCCAGGCCCCTGTCGACTTCGTCCAGGGGCTGTGTCGACACCCAGACGAACGCGGCGGAGACCCGAAGCGTATCGAGCTGATCGAGTGGCAGGCCGAGAAGGTCCTTCGTCCGCTCTTCGGCTGGCGTCGACCCGACGGCCGCCTCCGGTTCCGTCGCGCCGGGATCTTCGTCCCAAAGAAGAACCGAAAGTCGAGCCTGATGTCTCAGCTCGCCCAGTACATGGCGACCTGTCACGCTCCGGCCCAGGACGTGTTCCTCGCCGCGAACGACCGGCTCCAGGCTCGGACGATGTATCGCATGGTCCGGCAGTCGGTCGAGGCGAGCCCGCAGCTATCGAAGCGCCTCGAGGTCGTCGACTCGCGGAGCATCATTCGCAACCGAGAGACTGGGAAAGAAATACGATGTCTTTCTTCTGACAGTTGGCGGAACGAAGGCCTAAACGGCTCGGTGATCCTGGACGAGATCCACTCCTTCCGCTCGCCCGACCTGGTCGACGCGTTGATCTACGCGACCCGTGGCACGGCGAACGGTCTCGTGATCTCGATCTCGACGGCGGGCTCCGATCGAAACGGGATCGGCTGGCGTTGGTGGCAGGACTGCGAGCTGGTGATCAAGGATCCGAAGGCGAACCCGACCTTCTACGGTCTGATCTACGCGGCCGACGAGGACGACGACTTCTCCGACCCGAAGGTCTGGCGGAAGGCGAACCCTTCGATGGGGATCGCGTTCCCCGAGGACGAGTTCGCGGCCGACTACCAGGACGCGACGACCGACCCGCGGAAGATGTCGAAGTTCCTCCGCTACTCGCTGAACGTCTGGCAGGCCGGCGATTCGCGCTGGTTCGTGCCGCCGCTCGACTGGTCGGCCTGCTCCGCCGGTCCGCTCGACCCCACCGAGGGCCGCCCGTGCTGGGTCGGCGTCGACCTGGCGTCGAATCTCGACATGACGGCGGCCGCGTTCGTGTTCAAGGAGTCGGACGGGTCCTATTCGGTCGAGTGGCGCTACTGGGTCCCACGCGAGACCGTGGCCGACCGTGTCCGCGAAGGGATCCCCTACGACTCTTGGATCCGCGACGGCTGGGTGACCGTCACCGACGGACACCGGCTCGATCACGAGAGCGTCGCTCGCGACATCATCGCGTATGGAGAGACCCACGAGATCAAGGCCGTGGGCTGCGACCCCTG